ATTTCTTACACCACAATGTGTATCATTTAAAATAGCTACTTTCATATATTATACCATAAATAGTTCTAGTTTTTCACGTTCTTTTTCTTCTTTAGCAAATACTTTGATTTTCTCGTCCTTTGCTTTAACTTGGTCGATTCTCTGTCTTAGTGTATCAACATACTGTAGAGTTTGTTCAGCTCCTGCATCATCCATACCCATAGCAACGAAATCCTCAATACCACATTTCTCAATATACTTGAACTTGATATCCTGTTGTTTCTTTTCTTTGGTTATTCGCCTAATAAAGGCGAAATAGCATATCTGTGTAAAGTAAGAGAATGCATTAGGTTTACCAGTCCTAGTCGCCGCTTCAATGTTATAATTACCAATGGCACGTAGACAATTTTCTACTGCATCCATGACCATTTCTTCTCGGTAAGTATATCGTACAAAGTTAGGTCTATGTGATAAGCCTTCAGCAATCTTAATGAAACATGTTGCGATATAGTCGGTTACTATAGGCAATGTCATTTCTGCTTCTCTTGCTGCCAGAGCTTCCTTAGCATAGTCATAGACTGCTTCAGAGAAGTCTCTGTTATTTACATAGTGTGGTTTTTCTTTGGGTTTTAGTTTTGCCATAATTGGGTTTCCTCCATAATTAGTATATTATAACATGCTTTCATTCAAAAGTAAAGGGTTATTTTAATTAATTTTATTTGAAATAAATGTAGAAAATGGTTGACAAAATGTGAGGCGTATGATATAATATATTAGTTCACCCGGGGGGTTAGAGGTATACTACAAATTAATGTATGGTTTCTTTATCTGGATTAAGTAATATATCGTCCAACTCCTCTAGTTCATGATCTTCTATTTCAAATCTGTTACATATAGTGTTAGTTATTCTCTCCATGATGGATTCAGCAGACTCCGGTGGTGGTAGTGGTTCTTTACGAGCCAAGGCATACTTAATATACTCTTGTTTAATAACATCCATTACACTGGAATCACCTATAATATTATGTTTATCTATCGAATATCTATTCTGTTCGGAGAATGGGAACCATGGGCTGAACTGATACCCACCACCCAATGAACTAAGAACCGAAACCGGTCTTTCAACTAGATAATTGTCTCTGTTATTATTACTAACCAAAGCAATGATGTTATCACCGTTGATTAGTTTAAAATTCCTGATATTCATGTCTTCCATATTATATATTTATATCATACACATTGTAGTCAAACTTCTCTTTAGCATATATTTTAATGCGCTCTGCCGCATGAACCAAGGTATAGTTCTTCTTACTCTTCCAATGCAGATCATCAGCTATATCATATACTTTAGTATCTATTCCATCAGCGGACTTTCTTAAACCACGACCGATCGACTGCAATACACGAATCTGTGACTTACTTGGCGACGCGAAAATTATGTTATGAAGTCGTTTAATATTAATTCCAGTTGAGAATGTACCCATAGAAGCAACAATAATTGCATCATCCTGCCCCTCGGTAATAGCTCTAACATTCTCTCTATCATCAACACCTGTCTCTCCACTTACATAAAACAGACTTCGGTCAGTATCTTTTAATTTATTTCTTAATATGTCGTGTAGAGGTTTTCCGTGTTTATCAACATATTGGAATAATATGAGTGTATTACCAACACTATCAATGGCTAGATTTGAGATAAAGTTATTTCTTGGTTCATACTTAACTATGAAATCCATCTCAGCTTGATAGTCTCTCTTTACTTTACAGTATTCATCAGCGTATTTTAAGAGTAACACGTTAATATCTAATTGGGCTAAATCGTTGTTATCCATTAATTTCTTAGTGGTAGTTACTTTGTGTACTGGTCCGAATAGCCCTTCAAGCACTAACTGATGGGTTTGTGTTCCATCCAAAGTACCCGTTGTTCCCATTCTAAATCTACACTCCGTACATTTCTCTAAGATAGAAGTTAATGACTTAGCTTTAAACGCGTGTGCCTCATCACCAATAACCATACCAAACGGCTGAAACCACTGCGGTTTTTCTTTATATATTGACTGCCATGTGGTAATTACTACCCTCTTTGGCACGTTATATTTCTCTTTACCTGCATAAATTTTATGGCAGTGCTCATCTACACTCCATTCATCAAACTGCGAATAATCAGAAAAGTCGGAATACATCTGTTCTACAAGAGAAGTTGTTGGTACAATTAGTAAAACATTATCTTCAGCAGCTTCTAAAAAGAACCTAATAGCCATGTAAATAATAAGAGATTTACCAGATGCCGTAGGGGATAGTAGTAAAGATTGTCCGTTAGTTAACGCATGTTCTAATGCTGCCAACTGATAATCTCTTGGTTCAATCTTATTTCCACCAGCAGTAATAGTTAATTCATTCAGTAATGCAGGTATATCAACAAGATTTTTAGAACCTGCCATACCATAAGTAGAATTATTATCCAATTCCACATCATAAGATCGAGCAGCTGCAAATTCGTATAAGTATTTGAACAGACCAGTATAAAGAGTTTTCTTTCTTAGGTCATATAACCGTATCTTACCATCCCACATTCTATTCTTATATGCTGGCATAAATTTATAACCAGGTACAAAGAAACAGAAATGTTCAGCTAGCTCCTGTTCTATAGAAGGTTCGGTGATAATTTCCAAGAATGCTTCATTTTTCTTTTTAATCTTTATTAAGTCCATGAGATATGTATATCTTTAGATTCCACTAGTAAATTTACGCCATTCAATCATATTCTTAATATTCTGATGACGCCATTTAATATTCTCCATTATCTCTTTAAGAGTATCACACATTTCTTTGGTATACTCCATCTTAGCCTGGTGTTCTTGTATAATAGGATCAGCATCATACCACTTATCCATATCACCTTTTAAGACTGTTAACCCATTAAGTGGATCATAGTCCCAACCTTTAGAGTCCATCTCCTCCTTGGTTAACTTACCATTATAGTGCATAAACTTATCTCTAAGTATGACTTTAAAGTCAAGTTCAAGTTTCTTTAGCCTCATCTTATTGACGCTATATAGTTCTAAGTATTTGGAGTGGAGTTTGGCGGAATCACGAGATGATTCATCTAGTCTCATTTCATCAATGAGAGAATCCGTCTTCCACATTTCTAGTATTTTTTCTAAGTTATTCATAATATATCCATGGTTTAAAATAGTGCTGTTTTAAGTACTATTATATCATACGCAGATGGCAAAGTAAACCCCTATTTAATTTCGTAATAGGTATACTTAAATGATGCGTCGGCCTGTAGATATTCTACATCCGTTTGTTGTGTTGAAAATTCTAATGCAGATAGATTGGTAGGAAAACAATCTCTAAAAACAATTTCTTTACTTACATTGTTATGTGATGTTAAGATAGACAGAGTAGCATCAAACTTATATGACTCACCGTTTTTATCATTGATGATATTATGCATCCAATTAAACATTTCTATATAGTTATCCATGTCTTCGGTTACATTAAACCTTATAGCTAACTCATCAAAGTTGATTCTATCACCAGTCATAGCAACATTTACGCCTTTATACGGTACTGTAGACTCTGATAGAGCAATACCCGGTAATGTTACAGCAGTACAGAAATATTCAATATTGGGAAACGAAGTTGCATCTACCCTAAATTGAAATCCTGTAGGACTTAAAAAATTCTTATTCGTTGTCAGTGACATTTTTATCTTCCTCTTCTGGTTCCTCTACAATAAGGCCCCACCAATTCCAGCGTCCATCTTCTATAGTATCTTCCATAATAGTATTTATAATGGTTAAATCTTAGGCATAAAAAAAGGGACTCCGAAGAGCCCCTTTAGTAGAACCAAAGTTAATTGATCAGGTTTACACCATGATGTTGCTAACTCTGAAGATTCTGAAGTATGGGTTAGAACGGTTAGTACCCGCGCCGTCAGCAGTTCCCACAAATGGGTTCTGTTGAATACCATATCTTGTCTTGAATCCGATTCTTGGCTGGAAGTCATTCTCACCAACGGCTTTAACCATAGTTAAAGGAACGTAAGGACAATAGAACAGACCAGCATCATATGGATTGGAACCTCTGTAACCAACACATACGAAGTCATCAGTAGCATATGGATCAATATATACTTTCATTCTGCCGTTTAAAGTACCAGCAAAAGTATTACCTGTGTCATCAACATTCAAAGAAGTTGACAATGCAGGAGAGTAATCCATAACACCAGCAGCAGCAAGAGCTGAAGCAACATCAGAAGATACTAATACAAAGTTACCTTTGCCTCTTCTTGTGTCTTTAGCAATTACATTAGCTTCTCTTTCGATTTGCATGACTAGACCCTTGAATCTTTCAGCCATCCATCTACCATCTGAATCACCATTTACGTCAAACAAGCCTTTAATAGCAACGTTTGATTGAAGTGCACCAAGATTAGCTTTTGCATAAACAGTTCTAATCATCTCTCTGTTGATTTCCGCAAGGATTTCAGAAGAAAGAATATTAGCAAGTTCTGCTTCAGCATCTAGACCGTGAATAGCTTTCAGGTCTTGTGCAAGTTCCATAGTGTATTCAGCTTTAAGAGCTCTTGACTTAGCAGTTACAGTAGCTTTCTCGATTGAGAATGCCATTTCACCGAAAGCACCGTCTCCACTAGCGCCAACACCCAATCTTTCAGCAGCGTCTGTAGACATAGCTGAACCAAAAGTGTGTTCAGTGTCATCATCAACCAAAGTTGTTGCTGAACCGGTTGATCCGTCAACACCTTCAAGACCAGTTGGTCCTGCTTCTTGAGTACCTGTACCAGAGAATCCTGAATCAGCTTCGCCATGAAGTGCTTCTGTTCCATCCTGTGTAGAGTACTTAGATTTCATTGCAAAGATAAGTCCAGTAGGACCAGTCATTGGTTGTACACCAGCGATATCATATGCGAT